AAAACGCGCAGCCCGCGTAGTACACGAACACGGCGGCCCGGCGCAGGCGGTTGATGGTGTCGTCGTCCCTGGCGTCGATGCTGCGCACGGTCACGCCCCGGGGCACGCCCGCCTTGACCAGGTCGATGATGCGGTCCTCGGCCTCGGCGCGGGTCATGCGGGCTCTCCCATGAAATGCTTTCGCACGGCGTCGGCGATCTCCAGCCAGTCCTCGGCGCGGATGCCCAAAAACGGCCTGGCCGGGATGTCAGAGCCGGGATGGTCGACCTTGGCCACCGGATGCCGGGCCCCGGGCCAGAACAGGGCGCGGGCGTTTCTGGGCCGGATGGTCCGGGGCGGGGTCTTGCCGCCGAAGTGGTGGATGGCCGCGTAGGCCACGGGCGTTCCCACCTCCACGGAATTGCCGGTGGTTTGATAGCCGATGGAGTTCATCAGGATGGCCGTGTCGATGAGCGTCTTGCCGCCCTCGGCCTTGGCGCGGGAGCTTTCCTCCCAGGGCGTGCCCTCGGGCGACTGGCCCAGCTCGAAATTCCTGCGGACGCTGGAAACAACGATCTCGCCGATGATATCCATGAGCCGGGATGTGCCGCTTGCCGCCTCGCGGCGTTGGGCCAGGAAGCGCAGGGCCTCGTCGGCCTGCACCTGGACGTTCATGGCCAGGCCGGTCATGACGCCAGTCCCCTGAGGCCCACGCTGCGCAGAGATGGAGATTTGCAGATCAGGCCATGCAAAAAGCCAACATCGCCGCTCGCGGCGGGTACCTGGCTTTGATACGCCCCGATATCCACTCTGCCGCTTACCACGGTGCGGCCGGCCAGGTCCGTTGTCGGGTAGGTGATTCCGTCGATGTCTTTCCCGGCATCAATCAGAGGCGAATCCGATTGTGGGGTAAAGTCGCCTAGACCATAATCAACACCGAAAACCGGCTCCGTAACAGTCGCCACACCGCCTGTTATAGATATTTTATCATTGTCAATCATGGCCTGGATTGCGGATGTGAGCGTGTGCTTGCCCGCGCCAAAAGACAATAAAGTATCAATGAGGGCCAGGGTTCCGGCCTCTGTATCCTCAAGAGCGGAGGCGCGCCCGTGCCAGACGGGAGTGCCTTGCTCAAATCCAAAAACCCCTTCCGCGCACCCAAAGAACGGGGACATTGTGGCCGGGCCAAGCTGTATTGTAGGAATAGTGAACAGATCGCCCCCGCCTATCTGCGGAAATATGCTGTAAAATGTCGGATTTGCCCCGCCGATCAATATGCCACCGATCACGCCGATTGATTGCAAATAATCCTTGGCCTCAGCACTACCCCCGCCACCTGCCGCAACCCACACCTTGGGGTCGTATAATGCTGGCGGAGTCTCGCCTATCTGCTCCGCTGGATAGCCGTTGGCGCTGTTTCTGTCATACCCGGTGAGGACGTAATTTTTCAGGTCAAGGTAGCACTCGCCCAGCTCGACTCGGTAAATAGCATCGTTGTCCATAGCGAGAGACTGAGTGGCGGAAATATCGAGGCTGGATTGAGCACTTAAAACCATAGCAGGCAACTGATCTTCCCAATAATCCGATGAAGCGGTACAAGTGACCGTGCCGTCTCCTACGGACAATCCATCTAAATACTCCGCAAGCTTCTGTTGTGTATACAGCCCGCCGACGTTCCCGGAATCAAGAGAAACGGTTTCCGTCTCGCCGTTGATTGTTATTTCAAAATCCACATCCCAGGTAGTTGAATCACCTGAACGGGAAGTAACAACCACGTCCAAGCTCGGGCTTGTACCGGTTGCGCTGATGGACAAGCATGTGCTGGTTTGTCCGTGCTTGTAATGGACAGACCCGTGCATCACAACATCGTTGCCGCCCTTTTTCAATCTTCGCATTGCGGCAATATCTGCCGCAGAAGGTTTATTTAATTGGCCGTGGATGTTCATGGCGAACGTGATATATATGCCGAGTGGATTGGCTAGATTGGCAAAGGCCTCCGCATATGCTATATTTCCAGGGTCATCAATCCTGATAATATAACCTCCCCAACCATCTAGCTTGTCAACAGGATTTACAAATTTAAGATCGTAATTACCGTCACTCCATAAAACGCAATTGTTTTGCGTTCCTCCTATTGTATTGTTGCGTGTTACACAGTTATTCAGCACCGAACTTGCATGTACATCCTGCCACACAATGGAATTGTTGAATGTATGAGCGTTACTTGTCAGAGCATAAATGCCAAAAATGTTGCAGTTGTTGAACGTTGCAATATTATCAAGCGCAAAACTTTGATCCCGCATGAAACAGTAGTTAAATATTGTATTTGTACCTCGTATAGCCATCGGCTGTGAATCGCGCCGGTTGTTTGCGAATTTACACCTGTTAAATGTCAGGTTATTGATATTGCAATCTTCAAAAAAGTGGTCAGAATGCCTGTACAGCCGTTCAAACAAACAATCATTAAAGGTCAAATCCCCTTGCACGTTTCGAAACAGACCCCTGTAATCCAAGGTGTCGTTGCCACGACCAAATGATACGTTTTCAAAAGTCAAGTCCATCCCGGCAACAGAGGTGCTATCTAAGCAGTTATACAGCACCACCTCGCCCGTGTGCGTTTCGTAGTCCGTGTCACCTTGTTGCGTTGAACGGATCGTAAGGGTTTTAGGTGCAATGTTGTTGCTGCCGCTTCCGAGCGAATATACTCCGGCTGAAAAAATCAGCGTGTCGCCGTTTGAAGCTCCGCCGTAGGCACTCAAAAAACTCGTGAACGCATCCGTCCAAGCCAAGCCATTCCCAGCGCCTGTGGCATTACAATCGACATAGATTTCAGCCACGCTAATACCCCTTCACTTCCACGGTGTACCCGTCTCCGTCGAAATCCGCGGGCGTGAATTTGATCGCCTCCACCGGCCCGTCCAGGAGCATGACCTGCGGGCCGGCCATATCGACGGTCACGGCCTGGCCCGAGCCGTCCTTGACCGCGCGGTAGCCGCCCACGCCCGCCTTGACCTCCACGGCCAGGGTCCCGGCCGTGACCGTGCCCGACGTTTCGATGGCGAAGCGGTATCGCTCGTGTTCGCCGATCCAGGCTTCGTCGAACTCCACGGCCGCTGCCGGGCCGGACGCGGCCTTGACCGCCGGATTGCCGTAGGGCGCGGCCGAGATGAGCGTCAGGCCGTCCACGGCGTAGGTCTCGTAGGTCACCCCGGTGTCGCCGGGCTCGAGCTCCTTGGGATGGCCGTCCAGGCCGTTGATGTAGAGCTCGGCCTCGGAATCGTTTCTGTATGTGGGCACTGCCGTTCTCCTTACGTTCGGTATTTCTTCCAGCGGTCCGCATCGAACCGTGGCGCGGGGGAGCTGGACACCATGCCCGCGCCGCCCAGGGCCCCGGTTTCAACGTCGCCCTCCACAGGGGCCAGGTGCATCCTGCCCTCGGCGATTTTTTCCAGGGATCGCAATACTCGCACGCGCTCGTTTTCCCAGGCTTCGGGCAGGTCACCCCGGCGGCGGAGCAACACCGCCACGGCCAGCTCGGCCGAGAAGTTCCTGGCCAGGCCAGGCACCGGGTCCAAGGGCACCGCGTAGCGGGCGCTCACATAGCCGTCGATCTCGCGGTCGGCCTGGTCGACGGCCTCGTTCAAAACCGCCACCACGTCCGGGCTGTCGATGGTCCCGGACGCGTCTTCCGAATCATCGGCCAGCTGCAGCAGCTCGCGTTCGGGCAGCAGCCGTTTCAGATCTTCGATGCTCGAATAGCCCATGTTCGTCCTCGCCCTATGCCCCTGGCTCGCGTTTTGAACGCGTTTTAAACGCGTTCAAGGCCTTCGCCGCGACCCACCGCCCCTGCGGACCGGTAGCAGGCCCGCAGGGGCCGGTTTCGCGCGTGTGCCGTTCAAGCCTCCTACGCCAGCACCGTGCTCCAGCAGATGGCGTTGGGGTTGAAGATGGGCAGGGGCTTGCTTTGGCCGACGATTTCCAGCCGCGCGGGCATGGTCTTTTCCTCCACCTGGGTGAACACGGGCAGCCCCGCGAAGTTGGCCGCGGGCTCGTCCAGGGAGCAGTACAACAGCTTCTGCCCACCCGACTTCGAGGCGGCCATGATCTTCTTGTCCGGGACCTTGGCCGTGGCCGCGCCGGTCTGCGGGTTGACGTAGGTCTCGTCCATCTGCTTGATGGTGTACCCGCCGACGGTGACCGTGCCAGGCTCCACGATACTGACCTGGATGGCCTTGCCCGTGTAGTCCGCGATCTTGCCGAACAGCACCGCGAACACGTCCGCGGCCGCCCAGAACTCGATCTCGCCGAAGCCGTTCGCGCGCAGCAGCTTGGCGATGGCGTTGATGTCCGCGAAGATCTGCGTGAGCGTCTTGTCGGCCACGCTCCACAGCTTGGTCGGGGTGTAGCTTTTGGTTTCGCCGAAGCTGATGGAGTAGGGCTTCCATCCGTTTTCCAGCCTCACCGGCCAGGACAGGGTGCCCGTGAGCGCGGTGGCGCACATGCCCTCCACCGAGTTGCTGATCAGGTCGCGCATGTCCTGGACCACGCCCTGGGCGTACTGGCGCTGCGACGTGCCGTCCATGACGCGCAGGTTGTTCAGGTCCGCGCCCGTGATTTTGTCCGAAGGCATGAGCGGCAACGGCTCGATGAACTGGACGGTCTTGTCGTCGTGTTCGATGGGCACGGGCACGCCGCCGCGCGTGACCACGGGCGTGGTCCGCGTGACGCTGGTGATCATGTCCAGGCGCACGATGGGCATGGGGTAGTTGCGGCGCGCGGCCTCGGGGAAGAAGGTGTCCACCACGCTGCGCCTGGGCGGCGGCGAGTTTTTGAGGTACTGGACCTGCAGCTTCGCGGCGAACAGGGCCAGGAGGTTTTTCAAGCTGTTCATGGGTCGATCTCCTTTGATTGTTTGGCCCGGTTAGAGCGCGTAGATGCCGATGGTTTCGAGGTCGGCCACGGCCGTGTCGTCCACTGCGGTGGCGCTGTCCACTCCCATCGTCAGGTCCTTGAGGCTCACGGTTCCCTTGCGGATCACCGTGGCCGCGTCGGCGTCGGATAGGTCCGTGTCCACGTCCAGGACGCCCGCGGCCTTGCGCCGGTAGGTGGCGGTCACGTCCTCGGATTCCAGCGGGGCCACCGCGAAGGTCACGGACAGCGCGCCGGTGGTGTAGCTGATGGACCCCGAGCCCCCGGCGTCGCCGGTGAGGTTGCCCTCGCCGTCGTCGCTGAAGGTTTCCTCGCCGTCGGTGACCACCAGGCTGCCGGGCTGGATGGGCGCGTCGGCCAGGGTCGCGTTGAATGCCGCGGCCGGAGGCGTGTGGCTGTAGTCGGCCGTCACGTTGCTGCCGTTGTCCGGCGCGTCGGAAAAGGCCAGGTCGTAGTGGCCCGTGTGGTAGTCCACGCTGCCCACCAGCGAGTCGCCGCTGATCAGGCCCAGTCCGTCGTCGGAACCCACCAGGGTCGCGGTGCCGATGGTGTAGTCGATTTCCACCGTGCCGGGGTCCACGCCGGGGTTGGCCAGATAGCCCGAAAAGGCGGCCAGGGTGTCGTCGCCTGCGCCGAGGGTCTCGGCGGCCACTGCCGTGGCCGCTGCCTCGCCCGTGCCCACCACCTCGCCGGCCACTTCGCCGTAGGGGTAGAGGGTGCCGTCGCCGGCCTCGGCCAGGATGCGCCCGGCGGCCAAAGTCCCGGTCAGGTCCGCGTGCAGCTCCTTGGCCGGGGCGTAAATCTCCAGGCCCTGGGCGCGCACGCTCTTGCGCTCCACGGTCAGGGTCTCTTTGATGCCGTTGATGGTCATGATCGTCTCTCCTGTTTGCTGTCCGGGCCGTGGGGCCTAGACGTGCCTGGTCAGATTTTCGGAGCCGGCCTCGGGGCCGTTCCCGGCCTTGTCCGCCGTGGCGAAGTCGCTGGTCAGGGCGTTTGCCTCGCGCGCCTCAAGGCTCCGCCAGTAGGCCTCTTCCTGGGAGACCTTCTCGGTCTTGCCGTCCCCGGCCGCGAAATCCAGCGTGGCCCCGGCTGTGGCCAGGGTGGCCGCGAACGCCAGCACCGTGTCCTTTTCCGCGGGCAAAGCCTTGCCGTCCTCAACCAGCTTGCCGAAGCGGGCCTCGCGCGCGGCCTTGAGCTGTTCGCCCTTGTAGGCCGCGAAATCGGCGGCGGCTTTCTCGGCCTTGGCCTCGGCTTCCAGCCTAGCCTGGCTCTCCTTGGCCAGCTCGCCCTCCAGGGCGCTCACCTTGGTCTCCACCGCCGAGATCTTCGCGGCGAAATCGGCCGCGCCCTTGTCCGAGCGCAAAGCGCCCAGCTCGGCCTTGATCTCCTGGAGCAGCTTTTCGAGTTCGTTCATGTCCTGTTCCTCCAAATCTTGATGTGCAAAGGATATTTCCTGCGCCCCCTCGGCGCTCAGCTTCACCGGCCCCAGGCCGTCGATGGCGGGCGGGTTCGCCCCCAGCAGCCCGATGTGGCGCAGCGTATGGTCCTTGAAAAGGCTCATGGAGACGTAGCGGTAACGGCCTTCGTCGATGAGCTTTTTGACCTGGTCCGGCACGTCCCGGAGCTTGGCCAGCAAAAACCCGCCCTGGCGTTTGAGGCGTTCAACCCAGCCGTAGGCCGGGTCGCTCACGTCCGGATGGCCGAACACCAGCGGCGCTTCCTGGCGGCTTGGATCGTATTGCTTGACGATGCGGTCCAGGGTGGCCTCGGTGAACTCCAGGCGCTGGCCGCGCATGTCCGTGAAACGCCCGGTGCGCGCGACTTTGATCCAGCTCATTTGACAGTCAACTCCTTGGTGCGTATATGATTGCTGAACAGGCAGGCATGAGGACTCGAAAACCGGCCTGGCGAGTCGGGCGCGCACGCACAAGCGTCGTTTGCCAATGAAGGAGATGGCCGACCTTCCATGCCTGTCATATCTTTTTATACCTCGCGTCATTCACGATGCTTATTTTCCTGACCAACGCCCCGGTCACGATCCTGTTGGCCACGCCTTTGCCCGCAACCTTCTGATCCAGGCGGATCACGACCTTGGTCCACTCGTCACCGGCCCGGACGCGGGTCATGAGCAGGCCCGGGTCCTCGGCGTCCATCCACCAGTCCGCCGTTTCGAACTGCTCGGGGATGGACTTGATTTCCTCGGCCGTCAGAGCCGCGCCGCGCGCGTCCTTGGCTGGACGCGTCATGTGCAGCAGCTGCTTGTCGTCCAGGGTCACCAGGGCCAGGCGCGGCTGTTTGTCCAGGGCGTCCAGGACCCTGGCCGGGATATTGCCCGCCGCGTGGATCTCTTTTTTCAATTGTTCCGAGGTGTGCCTGCGCGCCAAAACCTCATCCACCCAGGCTTTGAAGCCCGCGTTCCCGGTGGACGCCCTGCTGGCCATCAACGCCTCCATCGCCTCCAGATCCTCCTGGGTGACGTGGCGCTTCAGGCGCTTGAGCCGCGCCGACGCCGCCAGCCCGCCAGGGGCGGCCTCGGCCAGGCGCATGAGCTGGGCCTGGCGCAGGTGCGGCGGGTGAGCGGACAGGTCGGGCTTAAAATACTGCTCGGCCGGGTTGGACTCGAAACCTTGGTCCGGGCGGATCACGGTCTCCATCTCCGCGCCCGAGGCCGGGTCCGTGTACGTGCCGATGGCCGGGATATCGTCCTCCACGGCCAGGCCCAGGCGCTCCACCTCGCGGGCCGAGAGCGAGCGCACCGTGCACCGGCAGCGGTAGCCGTTGGGCGGGTAGTAGGTGTTCCAGAATTCATGGTCGTGCCGGAAGACCAGGCCGTTCATGGCCAGGTGGTGCGGCCTGGTGCGCGAGTCGCTGACCGCCGCATACTGCCAATAGGGCCGCGCCTGGGCCACACGTCGCATCTGCTCGTAGCGGCCCACGTTGTACGCGGTCTGCACGTTGGTGCGATAAATGTTGTCCAACCGCCAGGCGCGTTCACCGGCCCATCCGCGCTCCTCCCACAGCCCTGAAAGGCTGTCGCGCCACTCGCCGAAGGGCAGGCCATCGGCCAGGGCGTTTTCAATGGAGTCTCGCACCATCTGGACCTGGTCCATGTTGGCCAAACCGGACACTGAAAACGCGTTGACGCGCACGTCAGCGGCCAGGTCCCTGAACTCATCGGGCGTCAGCGGCACCTTGGCGGCCCAGAACTGTTGCGCCTCCCGCATGGGCAGGGGCCGGACCTCGGCCCTGAGCCCGGCGGAAGCGGCCTGGCCGTACATCCTGGCCGCGAGCAAGGCGTTTTCCATCTCGCTGGCCAGACCCGTGTCCAGGAGGCCGGGATAGCTCGCGGTGAGCTTGTTACTCAGGTCGCCAAAATCCGTGGCCGTTTTTGCCAGCGTTTTGACAGCCTCGGCCAAAGACTCGTTGGCCGAGACCGCCCCGGGCAAGGCCGCGTCGATCATGGCGTCCAGGGCCTCTTGGTAGGCCCGCAGCTCGCCGTCCCCGGCGGCCAGGGAAATTGAGGGCGCGTCGCCCGGTGCGGGCGGTGCGGCGGCGTCGGTGTGGGGCGACGCGCCCTGCTCTTGCTCGGCCTGAGCAATGCTGAATTCGTCCTCGGCCAGGCCGTAGCCGCGTGAGAAATGCTGGCTGGTGAACCTGACCCCGATGCCGTGCAGCTTGGTGTCCAGCCCGGCTCGGGCGTCGTAGTCCTCGGGCTCGGGATACGAAAACACGGGCGAGAGCGCGCCGTCCCCGGCGTTGACCCGCGTGTAGACCCAGGCCAGGTCGTTGAAGAATGTGCGCACCAGGCGCTCGTCGGCCTCGGCGATGTCCGAGAGCATCTCCGCGTGCACCGTGCCCAGGGCGTAGCTGCCGGAACCGGAGCCGTCCGAGCTGACCAGGGTCTGGCCCATGATCACCCGGCTGCACACGTTGTCCCAATGCCTGACCCAGCCCAGGTGCTGATCGCCGCCCTTGCCCGAGGGCGTCACGGTCTCGATTTCCGCGCCTGCGGGGATCACCGCGCACGCGGACTCGATCATTGCCGCGAGGTTTGAGAGCATCGTTTCCATCACGGCCGCATCCGCGCCCTGCGGGGCCTTGCCGATGGCCCACGGAACTCCGAACTTTTCCAGGAACTTCATGCCGAACTCGACCCCGCCCTGCTTGAAGGCCACGGGCCACAGGCAGCGCGAGAGCAGGCGCAGGCCGTAGGGGTTCTCGTACGTGGGGAAATGCCGCACCAGCACGAACTTGTGCGGGTGCAGGGGCTCGCCCCCGGGATTGCCCTGGGACAAAAACACCGGCTCGTTGCCTCCGCCGAACCCGAACCACTGCACGGGCTTGGGCGTCAATTTCGCGATGCGCAGCCGCCCGCCGTCGGCCACCCAGCCGATCTCCACCGGCACCAGGCCCATGTACGGCGCGTCCAGCACCTGGCTGACCAGGGAATAGATATCGATGGCCTCCAGGTCGCGGATGAAATCGTCGCAGACGCGCCTGGCCTCGGCCGTGGGTTCCTGGCCTTCCAGCTGGCCGGGCCGGATGGAGTAGTCGTCCTTGTTCAGGGTCTTGAGCTTGCGGTTCTGCATGGCCGTGAGCACCGCGTCGTCGGCCGAGAGGTCCCTGAGCGTGGCCACGCCCTTGTCCGGCTGCTTGCGGAGCACAGGGTCCGGATCGGGCAGGCAGCCAAAGGACACGTCCTCGCCCACGGCCGCGCGCGTGGCCATCTCGCGCAGCAGATCCTTGCGGCCCTGCCTGGCCTCGGCGAACGAAACGTACTTGCCGGGCGAGATCCACAGGCCGCTCATGACCGGTACCCCCTCACCATCTGCGCGGCCCTGGACGATCCGGGCCGCCCGGCCTGCGGTATGGCCGCGGACCATTCGCCGTCCACGCATATGGTCCGCGCCGCGTACAGGGCGAGCACTCCGGCCAGGGCCGTGTCGCCGTGGCGCTTGCCCTTGTCGCGGGAGGCGTCCTTCTCCCCACGGGGCACCATCGGCACGCCCCGCACCCTTTTCACGGCGCGGAAGTCGTCGCGCACAAAGGAGTCCTTGGGAATCGAAAAAGACCGGTCCTCGAAGGCGGCCTTGAGCGGCGGGAAGTTGGCGTCGTACCAGGCCGAGGTCAACGAGATCTCGTGCACCATGTCCGGGCCGCCGAACTTCTGCCGGGCGCGCTCGGCCAGGTATGCGCCGTTGCCCCCGGCGTCCATCGCCGCGCCGGAAAACCGCGGCAGCCCTCCGAGAATATAGAAAAGAACCTGCTCCTGCTGCGTGAACGGGCAGTCCCGCAGCTCGAGCACGAAGGGCGGTTCATGGGACAGGTCCTGCAGCTCGGCCAGCGGCCACATGGCCGTCAAATCCTGGTGCCTGGCGAAGTCCTCGCCGAAAAAATGCCTGCGTCCGGGGATGCGGCCAAGGTGCGGCCGCACCTTGGCGTCCAGCCAGCCCAGGACCTCGCGGTGCCGCTCGTCGTCCGGGCGGTCCACGAACCCCGGAAACGGCGGGGACCAGAACAGCACCGGGATTTCGGCCCGCATGGCCGCCTCGATGAGGCTGTACGGGAAATACGCGCCCCCGCCCCGGGCGGGAATGCAGAAGAGCTCCTCGTCGGCGTCCTCGCCATAGAACTCGACCATTTCCCCGCGCCAGCCGGCCTCGCGCTCCGGCGACCACTTAAGGGCCGCGCGCTTCTCCGGGTCCCGCTCGCGGTTTTGCTTGATGGTGCAGATGCGCTTGAACAGTCCGTCGGCCAGGGCGTCGTCCAGGGTGTACTTGTGCATGCTGTACGGGCGCTTGCCCGCCAGGATTTCCTGGCACAGTTCGTTGAAGGGGTTGTCGTCGCCGTCGTGGGTGCTGATGACCACCAGACGCCCGCCCCAGACCAGCATGGCAATGGCCGCCTTGAGCAGCTCGGCCAGTGATTCCACGAACGCGGCCTCGTCGATGACGATCTTGCCCTGGATGGAGCGCAGGCTCCTGGGGGCCGAGGACAGGCCCGTGACCCGGTAGCCCGAGTCGAACGTGATCCGGAACGCGCTGATCTCGTTATCCTTGCCGTCCCGGAAGACGAATTCCTCGACCTCGCCTGCGGCCTTGTTGAAAATCTTGGCCCACCAGGCCACGTCCTTGACGAAGGTCTCGGTCATGGTCTTGTTGTAGGAGATGTACCAGACGTCCATCCCGCCTGCGTCCTCGCTGGCGGCGGCCAACAGGCAGTCGTCGCTGGCCTCGGCCCAGGACAGGCCGATTCGCCTGCCTTTCTGGCAGACCTTGACCGGGCTTTGGTCCGCGACCCATGCGCGCTGGTAGCCCAGCAAAATGGGCTCGTCGTGATGGCGGATGCCTGTGTCCGGATGGTTCATGCGCCAAGAATCTCCTTCCTGAGCTGTTCCACGGTCTCCCGCGACAGGCCGCGCTGGCGGTCGGCTTTTTGACCGGTGGTTTCCCGCTGCATGGAACCCGCCAGTTCCAGGGCCTTGCGAATGTCGGCCACGGCCTTGAAATTCACCTGCGCCGGATCGGCCAGCATGGCGGCCAGCTTGACGCCCACAGCCTCCTTGAGGGCCTCGGCGGCGTCTTCCGGCGTCTCGATCTTCCGCAAGGGCGCGGCGGCCTGTTCCCGGGCAACCTGTCCGGCCTTGGCCGCCTCGGCCTGGAGCAGGGCCAGGCGCTCCAGCTTTTCCACGGCGAAGCCGGTCATGGGGTCCTTGCTGTCGATCAGCTCTTTGAGCATGGACGATCTGGCCCGGATCATGTCGGCCCGAATCTGCGACTGCGCCTCCATGATCTCGGCCCGTTTGGCTTTCCAGCCGTACTTGTCGGCCCAGACCCAAAGCTGCGACTTGGAAACGCCTGTCTTTCGCGCCACCTCGCGCATGGGCAGCCGGTCCACGCAATACAGCTCCTCGGCTGTCCAGACGGTTTCGGGCTCGTGCTCGCGGCGTGCCACCCGCTAATCCCCCAGGACGTCCTTGATGGTCTTGATCTCGGCGCGTTTGGCCGTCAGCTCGATCTGGGCCTGGCGGAACTCGATGGCCTGCTGCGCGATCAATTCGCCGTCGATCTCGCCCACGTCTTTCACCAGGTCCATACGATCCCGGATGGACTGGCGCAGGCCGCTCATCTTGAGAACCAGGCGGCGCTCCTCTTCCTGGGCCTCGGCCAGGTAGCCGCGGTATTTGGCTCGTTCGCTCATTTGCCCTGGGCCTCCTTTTTCACGTGCGGGCAGAACCAGTTGGAGTCGATCTTGTCCACGAGCTGCTGCATGACTCTTGTGTTCAGGCTGATCACCTGCATGGCGTCGCTGGCGATGCGGTCATAGCCCTTCACCAGCTCAACGTTGTCCTTGTAGTATTGGCTGACCGTGGCCAGGGACTCGCCGTATTGCTTGAGGATGGCGTCCGTCCGCTCCCGGTACTGGTCGAAGCGCTTGTCCCCGTCCTCGCGGTAGGACTCCACCAGGCTGGTCAGCCGGTTGTTGGATATCCAGGACAGCACGATCACGGTGAGCACCACGGCCACCGGCCCGGCCAGGGCCAGGGCCACGATGCCCCCGGCCCCCAGCGTCTCCACGGTCTTGGCGATGATGGTCAGGGCCGTGACGATCTGGGTCATGGTGGCTGGTTCCATCAGCCTTCTCCCTTGTGCCGCCCGCGCAGGATTGGATATTCATCGAGCAGCGCGGCCGCCGGGCTCACGTTGCCCGCCGGGCCGCCCTTGAGCCTGGCCAGCTTGTCCATCACGCTCTCGGGCCGCATGCCAGCGGCCACCTCTTTGTCGCGGGACCGCGCGCCCGTGTAGACCTTGAACATCATCACGAACGTGGCCAGGATCGACGCCAGGGCCCACTTGCACAGCTCGATCA